ACCATCATGTATTTTAGTAGCATCAATAGCTGCTGAGGCATTAATATCATTATTAACTATAACACCTGAACTAATAGCTGCAACTCCTGTATCGGCTATTGTAATATCACCAGATACTACATTATCAATCCATTTAGATGTACCAGTATCATAAAATAATAAAGCTGCATCTGAAGGACTAGTAATGTTAACATCTGTTAATTCGGATAACTCATTAGCTGTAGCAACTTGTGAATCAACATATGCTTTGATAGATTGTTGTGAAGCTACTGCTGTTGCAGAATTTGAAGACATAGTATCTTCATCTAAGAATGCTGTACCAGATAATGTTCCATTTAAAACTGGAGATGTTAAAGTTTTATTTGTAAGAGTATCTGTTGTTGCTCTGCCAACTAAAGTATCAGTTGAAGTTGGTAAAGTTAAAGTTCCAGTATTTAAAATACTAGATATGCTTGGGGTTGTTAAAGTTTTATTTGTAAGAGTTTGAGTTCCAGTTAATGTAGCTACAGTTGAGTCTATAGCAAATGTAACTGTGTTTCCAGAACCAGATGTATCGATACCAGTTCCTCCAGTTAATGTAAAAACTTCACTATCTAAATCTATTGATAATGCTCCACCTGTGTCTGCTTGAAAGTCTAAATCTTCAGCAGTAATTTGTGCATCAACATAAGTTTTAATTGCTTTAGCTGATGCAAGAGTTGTATCAGTTGCAGCAACACTAGTTAAATCTGTATCTACTACTCCAGTAGCAAAATCAGCTACTTCAAGATTTATAATACTGTTACCAGTACCATTAGCATTAATTGTTTTATTTGTTAAAGTATCAGTAGTAGCTCGACCTACTAATGTGTCTGTTGATGTTGGAAGAGTAAGTGTACCTGTATTTGAAATACTTGAGATTACAGGAGTTGTAAGAGTTTTATTTGTAAGTGTTTGTGTACCTGTTAATGTTACAACTGTATTATCAATTGCAAATGTCATTGTTTGTGCAGAACCTGTAGTATCAATACCAGTTCCACCAGTTAATGTTAATGATTGTGAATCTAAATCAATTGATTGAGAACCACCAGAGTCACCAGAAAAATCTAAATCTTGTACTGTAACTTGTGCATCAACATAAGTCTTAATAGCTTTTGCACTAGCTAATGTATCATCACTTGCTGATACTGAAGTTAAGTCTGTATCTACATCTGTAATACTTGTTGCTGAACCAATTACTAAACCATCTAAAGTAACTGTACCATCAAAGAAAGCATCTTTAAATTCTAAAGAAGATGTTCCTAAATCAATATCATTATCTGTTATTGGTACAATTGCACCATCTTGTAATCTAAATTGTTCTGTTGATGTACCACTAACATCAATTGAAAATTCAATTAAGTCATTAGTACTATCAATTAAAATTTTATTTAAAGGAATTGCTAAACCAGGGTCTCCAATTAATCCTATAACTGGACCTTCTGCAACAGTACCATCATGTTTATGTCCTGTAGTATTATTAAATGCTGCTAATAATTGATTATATTCATTGTTAAATAAAGCTGCTGTTATAGTATCACCATTATTTAATGAACTTTGTCGAGTATATCCTGCCATAATTTATCTTCTTCCTCCTGCTATAAATGAAACAAACATTCCATTTACTGAATATGGAGCATTAGTATCATTACTAAAAAATTTAAAGTTATTAGAAAACCCACTTCCAGTTACTAATACACTTTTACTTGGTAGTGTTGCTGTACCAAATATTGATGTACCAAAAACTGCTGACCCAAATAATGAAGGTGCAGATAATTGTCCAACATTGAAGTTACCAGGTTGTGGAACTTCAGAGTTTTCAAAATCGTATCTAATTCTTAAATTTAAATCGTTTTGAATTCCTTCAGGTTCAATATTAACTTTTACTTTATATAAACTTTTTCTTAAACCATTATCACCATAATCCATATCTGGTGTTTGAAATTCTGCTACTACATTTGAACCATTAAAACTACTACCAACATCATGTTGATAAACAAATCCTGATTCATCTGAATGAAAAATTACTTCTGTACCTGTACTATTTAAATTAGAAGTACAAAATTTTACAGGGATTCCTTTTGTTTGACTCCATTCAAAAGCAGGAATACCTTCAGAACTATATTTAAATGTTCCTATAATTCCTCTTTGACCAGAATCAGCTTCTCCTGTTCTATAGTAAAATAATCTGTATTGACTTCGTTCTCTAATTACAATACTAGATATTGTATAATTAGCAAAATTATTTAATAGTTCATTTACTAAAGGTAAAATTTTTCTACTGATAGAACCTAATTCAACATCATCAATTCTAGCTGTACCAGCAACTGTTCTTAATCCATCAGGTGCTAAGAATATTAAATCTCCACCTATCTCTTGAATTGAGTTGCCACTTACACAACCTATATTTTTTGTTACTGATTTAATTATAGGAGTAGAATCAAGGTTTGTCAACTCATATATACTATTTTTACAAAATATAATTAATGAGTTTCTAAATACTTTAATACCTGTTACTATATCTCCTACATCTATTGAACCTGCAGAAGCACCTTCAAAATCATAAGGTTTTAATCTAGTACTATAATATATTGTACTAGGATTAGCTGTTTGACCAGCTACAATAATTCTTTCAGCATATCTTTCTATTAAGGAACAGCCTACTGGAGCTGACCTTTCTATTTCTTCAAAATGATATTTACTATTATCATCAATATAAAATTCAAAAATTTTATTTGTACCATCTACACCATAAATAGTACCATTTTGTCCACCTGTAGATTCAAAGTTTATAAATTTAACATTTGACTGATTAGTTCTATTGATAGTTGTTGCAGCAGCTAAACTAGATTCAGAGATACCACCTATAAAATAACTTAATCCATTTTGAGTACTAGCTGTATCAGCAACTCTATCTAATGTTAATATTGTATTACTAGTAATAGATAATACTTTATAAAATTTTCCATCTATTTTAATATCATCATTAAGGCTAAAAGATGAAGTAAAGGATGTATTTGTTCCTGTAACTGTTGCTGAATTATTACTAATAGAAACTGTTCCTGGTCCTATTGTAAATGTATCTTTATTTATTTGAACATAAGATGTTCCTGATGTACTAAAATATAAATTAGTTGATTGAGCAACTATTACTCCATCAGCATAATTAGTAAGACCATGCATTGCATCTGTTGTAGTACCACTTGGAGAAACAGAACTATTACCACCAAATTTAGTATAACCATTAACTCTTCTATAACCACCTGTAGTAGATGATTCAAAGTTTTGTAATTTAGTTGCAGCTCCTGGAGTTCTAAATAAAGCATGAGAACTTGAAATTAAATCCAAGCCACCTTGTACTGTGATAGAAGCTCCTTGAGTTGGCATAGTTTATTCCTTAATATAAATATGTAAATCTTACATCTGACATATACTCTGGTTGAGGAGAGTTTAATTGGTCAGCCATATTTTGTAATCCTTTTTTATATTCATCTAAAGCTAATTGTGCTTGAGCAATGTTATCTTTAAATTGATAAATATAATATCTAGCTCTTGCTAGTAAAACTGGTTTGTATTGTTCTGGAAATAATACTTTATCTGTATCGTTTACTAATTCAGTAGGTCTATTATAAGCAAAGAAATAAATTCTATATACACCATCAGGTATAGGAGATAATCCAAATCTTCTTCCATCTGAACTTCTTAATACTCTTAATGGTGTTGAATAACTTTGTGAGTTAGCTTTATTAGTTTCTTCTCCTTGAGCATAGTTAGCTCTCCAAGCTGATAAAGTTGTAAATGCTAATTTATTAATTGTATGAGGACTTGACTTACCAGATACACCTTCGGTAGTTAAAGTAAAATCATCCCAATTAACTGAATCATAATCTGTATCTACATCAGTTGAACTAGCTTTTAAAAGATACCATCTTTGTCCAGCTACTGTTTCAATAAATGTATTACCATAATAATCATTTTGAGGTGCTGCAGTTTTTAACCAAGACCATTCATCTACTGCATCAACTATATCAAAGTAAGCTCTGTTTACACAATTAGATACAAACTTTTGTATACCTAATGCTCCTGATACTGTTGTTACTTCTGGTTCATTTATTTCAACCAGTAATTCATTTGTCATTGATAA